CCGAGCCTAAGCCGATTGAGTTTGCGTAAGCATGTAAAGGAGCCATGGCTTTCAAAGGATTGCGAGGATCGACTTCAAATCGACCGTGCACTACATACCGTTGAGGAATGTAAAGTCGACCTTCTTCGTCAGTCCAACTTGACCACTCAGGACCTAAATACTTGATCGAGTCGTGAAAGTTTATTTGATAGAAGATAGAGCCGTCTTGCGCAGCAATCATTTGGTAATCATGAAGTGGGTGTAAAGTCGATTGACGACCTCTACCATCTTCCTCAACGAAGCAAGCAAACTCGCCTTTCGTTAATAGACCATCAACAATAACGCCGACTAACTCAGCCCAAGTCATATAAATGTTTGGGCGAAATACGACACCAGCCAGCGCAGATGAATCGAGAATTTCGATAATTGCGCCGTCGGTAGTTCGTTTTACGTGTCTAGTTGGCACAGCCATAAGAGCTCGTTTATAAAGCGAGATAGCGGCTGCTACATCAGGATTAAAGGCTTTACTGGCACCAGGCGTATAGCCTTGTTGAAACCAGCCAGGTGTAAAGTTCCTAGGAAATAAACCTTCCATAGTATCCCATCCACCGGCGGTCAATGTTTTCTCTTTGTCGGAAGCGACGAGCGATTTAATACTATTGAGTAGTCCCATGGGGATTCCTCCTTCCGATTATAGTTATACTGTTGGTGCTGGCTCTTCTGGAGTTGGCTCAGGTGTTGGCTCTGGAGTTGGCTCAGGTGTTGGCTCTGGAGTTGGCTCTGGGGTTGGCTCTGGAGTTGGCTCAGGCGTTGGCTCTGGCGCTGGCCTAGGCGTCTTTGGTGGAACTGGTGTATTACCAGACAAAGTCTTGATGCCTACAGTTGCCAACGAGAAATCCGCACCAGCTGGAGCTTTCACCGCAGCGGCGTTATTGTCAGGTGTAGGTGCGGTGGCAAAGTTTGTGCCAGCCATATCTAAGGCGTCGCCAGATGCTACAAAAGTCTTGGCTACTTTAGGCGGTAGGCCGATGATTTGACCTGCATGCCATACGTTACCTTTAGCGTCGGTAACTGGTTTGAGTGTTAAAACTGCATTCATTGTTCTTCTCCTTCATTGGAATTGGATTCACTGTCTGCGTAAACTCCGCATCCAGATGAGACTATTACGAGGGCAAGAGGAGTCTCTACAAAGTAGAACTCGTCTGCCTCAAATTTTTGGTTTTGTAAAACGATTGTCTTGCCAACATAGACTTCACGCATCATGCAGCCTTGCCCCATACGTCATTCCACGTACCAGATAAAGCGCCTTTAGCGTAATCAGTAACGCGGTTTTCAAAGAAATTGCCATGCACAGGAGCATTAATCATATTCTCTACCCACGGCAATGGATTCTTTTTACGTTTGAAGATGCCTTTCATTCCTAACGAGATAAGTCTACGATCCGCAATATAACGAATGTATTCTTTAACGTCGTGAGAAGTTAAGTCGCGCATATCAGCGCCAGCAAAAGACAAATCGATAAATTTATCCTCTAACTCTACCATCTTTTCAGCGATAGAGTAGATTTTTGATTTGAGCTCATCATTCCAAATCTCAGGATTCTCTTTGATATATTCTTTAAATAATCTAATCATCGACTCGGAGTGCATTGTCTCATCAACAATCGACCAAGTAACGATTTGACCCATACCTTTCATTAAACCGTGGCGAGCAAAATTCAATAACATAATAAATGAACTGAATAATTGCAGGCCTTCGGTAAAGGCAGAGAATACAGCGATATGTTCGGCAGTAGAGGCAATGGTGCCATTCTTCGAACTAATATCTAAAACATAATCATGCTTATCGCGCATTTCTTTATACTCTAAGAATTGATTATACGTTGACTCTGGCAAACCAAGAGTTTCAATCAAATGAGAGTAAGCAGCGATATGTAAGGCTTCACGTGCAGCAAAGCCTAGCAACATCATACGAGTTTCAGGCTGTGGAAAATATGGTAAATAGTTTTTAACATAGGCGCCTGCCACGTCAATATCGCCTTGTGTAAAGAAGCGAAAGATATTGGTCAAGAACTGTTTCTCTTCGGGAGTTAATTTCTTTTTCCAATCTTTAGCATCTTCAGCCATAGGCACTTCACTATGGAGCCAATGAGCTTGTTCATGTTTTAGCCAAACGTCATATTGCCACGGGTAATTAAATGGTTTAAACGACTGACGCTCATCAGTTAGTGTAAGCTTTGTTGTCATGTTATCCTTCGCAGGCTAAGCATTCGCCGCCTTCTGTTAAGTCATGTAGGTTAATTTCTTTTATTACTTCGCGCTCAATCTTCTTGGAGATTTTATCCGCCTTAGCGATCTTATCGGAGCGACAATAATACATAGTCTTTAGTCCTTGCTTCCATGCTTGGAAGTGGACTGCATGAATATATTTTATGTGGGAGTCTGGCCTGAAGAACACATTGAGAGACTGGGCTTGGTCGATCCATCGTGCTCTATCACTAGCATGCTGGACCACCCAACGTTGGTCAATCTCCATCGATGTTTTAAACACATCCCGGTCCCACTCTGACATCCAATCAAGATGCTGAACAGACCCGTCATTAGCGATAATCGAAGACCAGACTTCATCTATCCAACCCTCTTTATGATGCTTTGCCTCCTCAATAATGATGGCGCTGAGCCAACGATTGCGAGTAAAATGCGAGCCCGAAAGCGTGTCTTGCCGATACGCGTTTGCTCGGTAAGGTTCGATTGAAGGAGACGTATTGCCCATAAGTATCGATGAAGATGCGTTAGGTGCAATGGCCATTAAGTGACTAAAGCGTTGACCAGTGCCAAGTGCGTCAGGAGCTTCACCGCGCTCTGAGCCTAATTGCTGATTAGCGGCGTCTAGCTGGGCGCGAATATGCTCAAACATTTTCTTGTTGCGGCCAATTGCCATAGGAGATTCCCACGGAAGATTGTTTCGCTGGAGATATGCATGGAAGCCAAGCGCACCAATGCCAATGCTACGCTCGCGCAGTGCAGAATACTTTGCACGCTTGATTGAGCTCGGAGCGTTGTCAATAAAATACTGTAATACATTGTCTAGCATTTCTGCCACATCTTTTAAAAATAGCGAATTATCTTTCCACGCGTCATAGTGCTCAAGGTTGAGCGAAGACAGGCAGCAAACCGCCGTGCGCTTTTCGTTTGTGGGAAGAATGATTTCACTACATAGATTCGATTGATGGACTTTAAGACCTAAGTCTTTTAAATGCTGAGGTAAGGCACGATTAGAAGCGTCGATGAAGTGGAGATAAGGCTCACCAGTCGTCATACGTAGCTCTAAAATCTTTTGCCATAAATCTTTAGCAGATACTTTTTCACGAACTTCTTTCGAAGCCGGATCAATTAACTCCCATGAATCGTCAAAGTCAGCGTCAAGCATAGACTTCTCAATAAGCTCCATAAACGCGTCAGGTATATTTATACCGTGATGCAAATTTAAGGTGCGCATATTTTGATCGCCTGTCGGCTTTCGCATTTCTAAGAACGAGATAATATCGGGATGGGAGACATCAAGATATGCTGCATACGATCCTCTACGGGTTCGTCCTTGACGGAAGGCCAAGGAAGATGCGTCGTACATTTTGAGATGTGGCATAACACCAGTAGACTTGTCGTCAGCAGAGCGAATGCCGAAACCGATACCAACGCCGCCCCCAAGCATTGAAAGCCAGTTCGTCTCAGACAGGTTATCCACCAGACCTTCAGACGAATCTTCAATGTAATTAAGAAAACAAGAAATCGGTAGACCACGTTTGCTCCGTCCAAAAGACAATATCGGCGTCGAATACGACAACCAATGTTTACTGCTATATTCATATAAACGCTGTGCGTGATCGGGATTACTACCAAAAGTAGATGACACAAATGCAAAGCGCTCTTGAGGGCTCGATTCAGACTCCATCATATAACTCTCTTTGAGTCGAATTAAACCTAATTCATCAAATAGACTATCTCTTGAATAATCTATTTCGATATCATGTACGATACCTTTGCTCATCTACTACTCCTTGTATGTTAAATAAATAAAACTACTCTAACCCACTCCGAAGAATGGGCTAGATAGATTTACTTAATAGTTAAATTAAGAATCGGTACAGATTAAACGCCTTCTAAGCCGTCGATCAACTGTACAGAGCCACCACGAACATCAGCCCAACCAGCGGTTGTGATCATGCGGATAGCCAACATGTCTTGCTGGAACATAGAAGCGTTCAGTGCAGGACCGGTTGTAGGAGCGTCGTCCATTTGGAGCGAAGCTGTGTCGCTTACGGCGAATGAAGGAGCGCCTAGACCGAAGTAAACTTCAGCAGCGTCAACAATCATGATGCTGTCAGCAGGAGCAGCATTAGATACCAATACGTCCATACCTAACAAGCGGCCAGAAGCCAACTCGCCTTGGAATACGAACGAACCAGTAGCTGTCATGGTCATGCTCAAGCCGAGGTGAACGGCAGGAGTCATCAAAGCAACAGGCTTGCTGGTGCGATTCTGAGCTGACATTGCGTTCAGTGCTTGCTTCATAGCAGCGATAACTTCAGCAGTTGTCACGCCAGTAGCAGTGATAGGTGTTACGCCGTTCAACAGACCAGCTGGGCTCAAAGGAGTTGCAGCGGCTGCAGAGAAAGCAACAGAGTCTAACAGAGCAGCGGTATCACGGATGATAGCGTCGCGCAGGATTGGCTCGATAGCTGGAGTAGACTTACGGAGAATCTCAGAAGTCGCTACAGTAATAACGCCCAATTTGCTTGACTGAATGGTCTTGCTACCGAATGAAGTCTTCTTCACAGGGATAGATTTACCTTCACCGATGAAAGCACCAGCCAATGCGGTTGTAGAACCAGCATAGAATGGGACGATAACTTGGTTGCTGCCGTCAAATGACAAGCTTACGCCACCTTTAGCTGCCAACTGTGGCAACAAAGCAGCAGGACGGAGTAACTCGAGGAATGAACCATAAGATTCACGAACGAGCTCAGCAGCCCAGCCGGTAACATCAGTGCGAGCTTCTGGAGTAGCAGCTTTAGTAACAGCGTATGTGCCAGAGTCTTGGCCATACAATGCTTCAGCAGCAGCCAATTGGCTCATGTTTTCTACTTTTGCCTTAACAGCAACCAATGCTTGCTTCTCGAAAGAATACTCATTAGCAGACTTGTTACGGATAAATGCAGGAGCAGACTTCTGTACTAATACAGCTTCAGCTTTAACTAAAGACTCAACTTTAGCATTGTCTTGCTCGATAGACTTAGTTAAAGTCTCGAGGGTTTCTGCGTCAACGTCTTGACCGTCAGCAGCAGCTTGAGCCAAAGTAGCGAGTTCAGATTTCTTAGCTTCGATAGCGGACTTAGCGGCTTCGATTTTTTGTGCGATAGACATATTTATTCCTATTTGTTTAAAACACTCTTAGCTTTATTATAAGCATCGAGTAATTGTTTGTCTTTAATCTTTACTTGTCCGAAGACAGAGTTAGGATTGTGTGTGATGCTAGGTTTGTGTCCAGCAGCTAGAAGTGTTTGAGCCTTTTCAAGCGCCACAGAAAGTGGTAATGGTGTATCATCGTCGACATCAATACCGGAATCGGTTCCGTCAACAGATACAAAGGTTTTAACTACATCATTACTAATGTCCAAGGATTTAGCGATCCTTATTGCGTTTGCGTTCGCTGGCACTGATACGAGAGAAACCTCGCGTAACACAGCCTTATGAACGATCATACCACGGCTTGGTCGACCATTGGCGTCTTTTCTTTTCTCAAAGTTTTTGACACCAAAGCCAACAGACGTGGCGTTTAAGATTCCAGCTTCAACCAAAGCGTTTGCGTATTTCAGCACATCACTTACAGGTGGAGCTAGAGTTAAATCTGCTACAGTCTCATATCCACCTTTTTGGCGAGCACGAGTTTGAATATTTGACCAACGGCCTACTGGCTGTTTATGGTCGTGTTGCAAAAGAGCGATTGGGTTTGCGTTAAATTCACCAAACTCCCAACCATCTTGTTTTACAATATCGCCGTCACGGTCTTCATCATCTGTGGAGATAATAAATCGATACGTGGGCGCAGTCGTGCCTACAACCTGTTCGACAGGTGAGGTTAGCGCTTTATTAATGATATCCATTTGATATCTCCTTTATTATTACTTCATCTTGATTAGCATCTCGGAAGCGATCGTTAAGTAGTGTGTGTCAACTTTATCGATACCAAGCGGAGGTTGTTCTTTCCAACCAACAGTGATTTGTCCAATAAATTCATTGGGCTCTGGTGGCACTGAAACCCTACAAGTCCAGTTGATACCTTTAGTTTTGTAAAAGTATCCAATTTGCGATCTTGGAATAGCGTACTCAGTGCAAGGTATTTCACCTGCCATTAACCTAATCACGTCGGTGTTATTGCTACCATTCTTATTAAACAACGTATTAGTAAGGCCGTCAATATCCTTCACTCTACCTTCTTTAGTGTAGACGCGCGCTACAACTCGTTTACCGAGAATAGGGTCTATTTCAAGAAAAGCAACTAAGTCTACCTTTAACGTGGTAAATAGCAACTTTGCAGCATCGTCGTATTTAGACGAATCCATCCTTGGTAGCTCTTGGCTTTTCTGATAGGCACCTATTAATAGAGCCTGATTTGCGTAAATAAAATAGCCAGAAAAAGCCAATACAGCAAGCAGTATAACAACGCCAAGCTTAAATGGACTATCAATATAAGATAGCACTCCCAACAATGTGTCTTTTGCATTTGATTGGTCTACTTCTGCCATTTTGATAAGCCCTCGTGTCTACTGCGACAATCACCGTATTGGTTGATTACGTCTACAGTAAATTCGACCAGCTCACCTAGCGTTTTTACTTCCGATATCATTACAATTGGAGGGCACGGCTGAGCCAAATCATTTGGCGCCGTTTGCTGTATCAATTGCACTCTTGATGAGGCGCAGCCCATCAGGAGGAAGGGCACAATTATAATCAGACTTTTTAATTTCATTTCTCACCTCAACGGATAGCTTCTTCTGTGAAGCTGTGGCAATTGCCGCTTGTTGTTGATAAGCATCAGATAGAAGTTTTCCCTTCTTTTCTAAAGCCTCTTTTTCTTCTAACACACTTTGCACTAACTGTGCTTCGCGCTCTAGCCAATAGTTTTCTTCAAGTTTCTTGCCGATATAAAAGGCGACAAGTAGAGCAACTACTGCAGCGGCGATTTTAGCGCCTAGGATAGGGTTCATGCGAACACCTCTAACGCTTTAGTATAATGAGAAGAGCGATCAGCAAGACCGATTGTGCCACCGTTAATACGTTTAGTGACAGCCGTTACGTCGCTTGCGATTGCGTTTAGTTTATTCTTGTCCCAAAACCATGCGGCAGATAGTGCAGCATATTCTGGTTGAGCAACTAAATCTGGATTATCCATAATATCTGGATTGCCAATATCATTTGAAAAGGATTGGTAGTTGGATTTGCCGGTCAATTGAATAAAGCCACGTCCCCGGTATTTGAAGCCCTCACCTGAAGCCTCGTCACCATTGCCCATGCGGTCAGCATAGACTTTGTTAGCGATCTTTTCAGGTTGGCGGTGATAAGGCTCTGCAGATGCGACGGTGGGGAATCGTTTTGGCCAAGTGCCATGCAGTCCTTCTTTGGAATAGTTCAAGTTCTCTGAAGTGGCCTTGAATTTACCAGATTCGTGGGCCGCTTGGGCCAAGAACATAGCAATTTGTTGTGGTTCAGAGATATTAAAGCGCTCACAAGCAGCGGCAAGTGAGTCACTAACTTTAGCAGCAGTGGCTGCGTCAGTCAAATCGGCAGCTACTAAGCTGTCGGCAGTAATTTGGGTCATATTGATCCTTATGGGGTTAGGATAGGTAAAACAGGAGGACAGCTTTTGACTATCCTCCTGAACCTTATAGGGAATTCGCTCCCCCAAGCTTCAACCCAACAGGTTTTTCATAGCACTAATTAGCGAATAGCTGTGTTAGCGTTAGAAGCACTGTTACCAGACATGGTACCAGAACCAATGTTAATTTGGTCATTGGTAGCACGCTGATAAATCAAAGGTACTACACCGGCCAATAAGCTGGAGATACCTTGGAGTTGAGCTTGCTGTTGAGCTTGTTGTTGCATTTGATTTACGTTCTGTGTAACATTTACTTCAGTACCTAGAGCACGGTTAGATGCGTCTAATGCGAAGAGCTTGTCACGCAGAGCTTGTGCTTCGTTCTGAGCAATTGCTTGCAGAATTACTGCGTTACCTTGCGCTACTTGTGTGGATAAATCCTTAGTAGCTAAGAGGTTTTGTGTGTTACCATTCATAACGGTATTACCTAACTGTGTCAAACCTTGAGCGATTTGATTGCTTTGAGATAGGATAGCGTTTTGAGTTTGGGCTGCAGTCAAAGGAATAGCTCCTTGAATGTCGCCTAGTTTGCTGATTACTTCAGTAGTAGCGATTTGGTTTACAACGCCGCTAGCAGCGCCTTCACCGCCTGCGCCGCCCAACCAGCCACCATTTCGGTTGCCGATGAGAGCACCGAAGAGAAGACCGGCCAAGAGACCACCGCCATTGCCACCAAAGCCAAAACCGTCCATGCCATAGCCGCCGGCACCTCCAGTATGAGGTTTAAAGACGTTAGTAATTTCAGGTATTTCATACATAGTTTTACTCCCTTTATTGATTTGATCCCAAATTGAGTCGATTGACTTTTCGTGGGAACCTAGTTTGTCCATGACGTGTGCATACATTTGTTGCATTGTAGCATCATCCATACTAAACTCCTTTCTGTTAATTAAGAATATGAAACGTATTAAGGGTACGCTTCACTTTCTCAACGAAAGGGGGAATGAACGGTTTAGGGACTGACTATATCAATAGGAAGGATTGAAGCTTAGGGGGAAATCTTTATGCGATTATTGGAATCTCTCCTTTAGTCACAAATGATTTTCTAACTGTTTCGAACTTCTCATAGAGTTCGGGTGAAATAACTGCTTTATCAATATTCACGCGCATGCGAGTTGCAAGGTCATCAAGTTGCTGTATATCGCCGTCATAGTGAAATGTTTTAGTTACTTTCTTGGTATCGTAAAAGTCCATAATAATATGGTAACGATCTTCATCAGAATCATTGCGAATCTGATGCCATTGGTTTACCCATACTGCGTAGGCTTTACCGGCCTCCATGTGGAGATTAACTCCATTACAGATAAAAACACATTTATTGTTTGTGAATAAAGGAATATGTAGACGAGCCATATAGTCGTCTGAGTCCGAATCACGATGCACAAGAGACTTTGCTCTTGCTTTTAAACAGGTTACACGTACGCGTCTAGGAGTTAGGCCTAGTAGCGTGATTTCGTCGATAACTCTTGCAATCTCACCAACATATCCTTGTGTAGGATTTTTATGCTCCATCGAGTGAGCAATGTCAAAGAACTTCAATGCTTCGTAGTTATCACGATCTTTTGGAAAATAAACTTCCATTGCCTCGCCTTCATCGTTTTGGAAAAAATCCCAGCCATCTTTCCAATCGCCAGTGCGAGAGGTTAATGACCATCCACCAAAACCATGATATGCAGGAGTCTCATACTCTTCGCCTTGAATAATTTGGCGGCCTAGCGTAAAGACGTGCTGCTTGACATCTGCTTGCAGTTTTGCAAGATCGAATGGAATTAAACTTGTAACATCTTCGTAGAACATTTATTATCCTGTTATAGTATGCGACATAGGCCTAGTTTAGAACTGACCCAAATATAAAAATAACCTAAATCATATTTACCAAAGCGAGCATTCGCAGCGCGAGTGTGGTGGTTAATATGATACTCTTCACCAATTAAAAACATACTTGCGCCAGGCCAATTACGGCGACGCTTATGATGTAGAAGACCGGTCACAACAGTTGTAGTGAGCAAAGGAGTCCAACACATCTGTATAATCCAAATAGCGACGCCTATCCATTGAAAGAGTAAGACATCGATAAGAAGTAATACTAATGGACCACCGCGTAGAAAGCGAGTGTAAACGTTTTTCTCTAACCAATCGTCAGGCGTTCCGCGACCGTGCACTTTCAACTCTTCGGCAGTATTCCAAGGAGTTGAGCCGTAGCGAGCCCAAATGTTAATAAAGAAACCTTTAACAGCGATATTCCAAATGCCAAGGATGTTAGGTGAATGTGGATCGCCGGGCACGTCCGTATACATGTGATGTCTGCGATGCTGAGCGACCCACTCTTTCGTATGAATACCATCAAACCACGCGATGACTCTCCAAAAGTGAACCATAAATGGATTCCATTGGATTGCTCTATGAGTATGATGTCTGTGAATATATAAAGTATTCATTGCCATTAAAAGGTGGCAAGTCACGAGCGTATAAATGATGGCTATCATAAGCAACCTGTCTCCTTTAGAAGTGATAACACCTCTGAGTAGGAGAAAGTGCCAGTAGATAATGAAAACGCTAGGCGCTCTTTAAAGTGTGGATTAGCTTTTACACTGTGAGGCAGCGTGACGTCTAATAACCAAGCCTCGCCTGGCTGTGCCACAAAGCTATCAACAAAGGTAAGCTCTGACTCATCAAAGATAACGCCGTTAGTTTGATTTTCTATTTGCTGTGTAGATGCTTTTTTATTTACTCGAAAGTATTTAGTCTCGCAGTCTTCGGTTAGAATATAGAAATTAATCGATGTTCTAATCTTATCATCTATATGCGGAGGAATATCTCGATCGATATGCATTAAGTGAAGGCAGAACTCTTTTCTAAAGCGCTCAGGTATAACCGCAAAGAATTGTGCTTTGTCAGTAGCAATATCGTAGTATTGAATACCTTTACCATCTATAAGAAATCCTACGCCTGTGCTTGTAATATCGTAAGGCACAGGATCAAACGCTTTGTTAAGTTTAGCGAACATTTTGTCCTCTGATTTTCATCATATCATCGCACCAACTCTTCAAGACAAGAGCATTATCAGCGTGCTCGTCTACGATTTGGAAATAGTCTGCAGAGATTGAGATTCGAAGTTCGTCAGAAGTATTCATCTCAACTTCGTGTAACATATAAAACGGCAACACAACTAGCAAGCCAGGACGAGGTGTAACTCGTTTAATAGAACCGTCTTGCATATAGCACAACAAGTCACCGCCATCTTTAGGCGTCTTCACATAGTAAGTAGCCGCAAATGAGGTGTCTGGGTGTGCGTGATTATCTATAGTCAAACCTGGCGAGCGGACGTTAGGCCAACCCATGTGAGATTTGAATGTAAGTTTAAGGTCTTTTAATTCTGGAATGCTATACGCACACGCTGTAACAGTCGTGTCGAGCATCTTCCGAAGAATTGTAAGATTAGGCCTTGGGTAATCCCAAAGACTGTGATGTGGGGTCGGTGAGCGAGAAATCTCCTGTGCTACTGAGTAGAGCTCATCCATAAGTACTTCATTAAATGTATCGTCAAAGTCGGTTTCAACGGCCCAAATAGGATAATTCCATAATGGGTTTTCGTTTAGAAACTTACCAGTAATGGTAGGACTAATCGGTGTAACGTTCATGATGCTCCTAATAAATCCCTATCAAGAAAGCGGTTAGGCCTTCAAGATAGGGTTATTTGTTTAAACTTGTTTTGCTTTCCAAATATCGTATTCTTTAATGATTGGATCATCGTAAGAAAAATCAATACCAGGATGTGGACTTGCGTTTGCAGCAGCAAAGCGTTTACCTTGAATATGCTCAAGAATGTCTACACCAGGAGGAAGTAATTGCTCAATAATGGCTGGATAGGTATCCATCATCTTGAAGAATTTATCCTTCTGTGCTTGTGGCAACGCTAAGATTTTGCCAGACAAATCGATATCAGTGTAATGCACAATATCTGCGCGGTAGTTATCAAGATCAGCAGGAGAGTCTATTTTTAATTCTAACATAAATTCTCCTTATTTCTTTTTAGCAGGCACGGCAGGAATTGGAATACCAGCAAGCACTGTAGCATTATAATCATGCGGAAGAAAAACAGCTGATAATGTATCGGCGTAATTCTTTGTCATCTCTAATGCTTTAGTGCGATCGGCTGCTGACATTGCTACGATTTTGCCAGGCACTTCTACTTTGAAGTAATACTCAATATTACGAGCATAGCGATCTTTATCGGCTTGTGTTGGAAACGTTCTAGTCGATCTTGGCATGAGAGACATCCTTTGCAGAAAACTTTTCAACTACTGAATGGATATGAGCAGCTGTGCCAGCAATAAAATCACTAACATAGAAAGCAGCCCACATTGCATACAATACTGGCAAGCGGTGGCGTTTATTCTTTTCACGAATACGAGGAACTTTATCTAACAAACGGCAGATAGGAACGCCAATGTTCATCAATACACGACCACGGAAATTATCTTGCTTCAATGCGCCCATGCGGTAAGCCATATGCTCAGACCAAGGTGTACCAATCTTAATGGCCATCTTAGTAATTGCAAGCTTCTGTGCTTCAGAGCGAGCTACAGGATCTTTAATCCAAGGCATATATGCAGGGCCTTTACCATCCATCCAAGCCGTTACAATACGAGCCCAACGGATATAACCACGATAAACTGCCTTATCATTCTTGTAGAGCCAACGGCCGTAAGCCTGGTCTGCAGAGAAAATTACCGGAGCCATAAGGCCTTTTTCATGTAATTTAGAGCAAATGATTTTAGAACAGTTGCAAGCACAGTTACATGCATATGAAACTTCGCTAGTGGTGCAGTTATACGTACAAGCGCAGTTAGCACCTGTTTGCAAGAACGGCTGTGGGTCGCAGTTTACACAGTCAACACCGCCTGCAATTAAGCAGTTGGTGCACTGAATATTGCCGCAGTTACAGTTCTCTGTACAGTTACCATTAGCGCAGTTGCCTTCAGTGGTGTTTTGAAAGAAACTTAAGCCATAAAACGCAGACATCTTAGGAGTTGCTGGGCGAATCGCTGGTTTGATTTGCCCGTTCAAGAAACTCAAAGAAGTCGTGTAGGTCGGTGCCTGTCCTATTTCTGTGCTAATATTACTTACGGCTATCGGGCCGCTACCTTGGATTGTCATAAGCGACCTCCGATTTAGAGTAGATAGGAACGTTATCCACTATCTCTGCGATATGATTCACAATTTTGATAGGAATAACCTTACGAACAGACTCTTCTTTGTGCTCAAACAACGTACCAAAGACATCTTGGCGTTCCAAAGGTAAGTCATCATTTTTAATGTGGATTGGGATATACCCAGTCATCTTTTCAAAGGCTAAGGCAAAGTGTGCAACGTTATCTGAGTAAGCGTTAGCGCAAGAAATTTTCCAGAACTTATTGTCTAGAAACATACATGCACCTTTACAAAGATGAAGCACTGGACACTTAGGACATTCTTCGCGTTTTGCCCAATGAGTAGAAGTAGTGATAGAAACATTATCATAGTCGTCGAGTGAACCACCTAAGTGGGACTCGCCGTTTTTAGAAGTTTCTACAGCACTAACGTTTTGACATGTGATTACATTTCCATGCAAATCAACAGCTAACACGTCTTCTAAATCCATACCACATTTTTGAGGTAATGTCGACGCGTGTTTATGCGAAAGCACATCTCTAGTAAAGTTGTTAATCTTATCTAGTTGCATTTTAAACGCGATATCGCCGCCTGATGTAAAGATATCAGAAAACGCTAGACGTCTAAACTCAAAGTGGTCTTGCTTAGTAATTAACGAGTTAGTAATACCATCTTCGTCATACGCATCAACAATGCCGCCTTCGCCGATCGAAATATTCGGATCGCCTGTTAATTCTCTAAACCAATCTGAAATGGCCTTACGGCTCTTATTCTTTGACGATAGCATAGAGTTAAAGCTAATGCCTTTGTTAAGGCGTGTCATCATGCGATAGAAGCCTAATAAACGCTTCTTTGTCTCAGGATCGTCGAATGGGTCTGGGCCTCGCACGTGCTGGCCAGGACCGTCGTGTGAAATCGATACTGAGAAGTCTTGCATCATCAACCAGTCGATAATATCATCAGTGAGAATCGATCCGTTTGTAATCATTGCGAACTTAGGCTGTCTCTTCCAATCCTTGAACTTCTCGCGGATAGCTTCTGCCAAAGGCTTCAATGTTTTCCAATAAACCAAAGGCTCGCCGCCCCAAAACTCAACTTTAAGACCTTTTTCTTCGGTGATATCTAGTTTATCTAGTTTAGCCATAAAATCGGCGATATCTTTAGGAGACGTCGAATCGGCGCGCTCAACGAACTTCTGAGAGCAGTAATCACAAGAGTAATTACAACCTAATCCTAACTGAATCTTTAGAAAGCCAATTTGCTTAGACTTCTTAAGCGGTTCATCCTTGCTAAATATTTTAGCAGGAACTGAGTTGTCCGCTCTTTTATCAGGAAAAGCGTATAACAATCCTGTTTCGTCGGTTAAGACGTTTGTCATGTTATCGTAAAAGAATGTGCGTTGATCGTTTGCTGACTTTTCAGCCAAAATTTCAAATACAGCCAATTTATATCTCCTAATTATTCTATAAGGTCAATTATTTTATTTAAACGGTATTCAATGACATCCTCAATCGAGTCATAGTCATAGTCACCGGTAGTATCTTCGTCGATAATGATGGTCTTCTCTTCTTCATCTAACATAAAGTCGTAGAACACCCACTCTTCAAGAGCAGTATAAGCTGTATCCATTTGATCAGAGGTTTGGGCAAGTTGCATCCCAGCCCGGAGATTATTTCCTAAATCAATTTGAACAGTGCCGTCTTCTTCAGACAATAACAGCTGCAAGATTGCTGTAGCGTTCGCGGCATTGCTAGAGACTAGGTCTTGTTTAGTGAGTAATTTCATGACTACCTCTTATTCTAATTCTAAATGACCAGTATCCGAAGGGATAGAGATCGAGGGTGGTTTACCATTTGGAAAGAAATTCTTAACAGCTGTGTCGATATTTTTAACTGTCTTCTCGTAGTCATCTGCGGTATAAAGCTTTCGCTTAGGATTCTTAGCAGTGCCACCAATTACAACGGTCTTGCCTATTTGGCTTTTCCATTGAGATTTCATCTGCTCGCCTAAATCTTTAATAGGATTAGCACGATTGATTCGCTCATAGGCTTTGGCCACAGTTTCTTTTAGCGTTTTAACTTCCGCTGCTTTTCCTTCGCGAGAAGTTCTAGAATCCACCCTGTTTACGGCAAAAGCATCATGCTTGGTATAAGGGTTTTTGAGATTAACAGTTACAATATCTTTTACTGCTGCATCAAATGATTGCACAAATAAGGGCATTGTTGAGTTACGAGACTTTAGTGGGCTCGGCTCGCCAGGAGTTCTAATAGACATCTTAAACTCTTTGCCATTATCGTCTTTCATCATTGGGCGGTAAGGCTCTATTGCGTGCTTTTGAAAAGACATTCTAAAGCCACTTACAGGATTAGTGTAAACAAAGTTATTTGGCATTTCTTTTGCCATACCTTTAAATTTCTCTTCAAACTGGGCAATAGGCGTTTCTTTAAAGTTAGTAACCAGTGTTGTTGCTAATGCCTTGGCCTTTGCTTTGTCTGCCGCTGTAGCTGGTTTTAAGTTTGGTTTCTCTTTAGTAGGAGTCCCAAACCCAGCCGCGCTTAAAATTGTTTTCGTAGTGCCTTTAATCGTGCCGTTGGCTCGAGCGCCATATAAGCGAGGAGTATCGACAGCCTTAACCACTTCTTTCATTCCACTGGGGTTAGAAAGCAAGTTGCCAATATTCATCATATCTCTTGTAATCTCTTTACCTTTTCCGTTAGACGGGTTTAGTAGAGAATAATACGGCTTATCAGGTTCTTTTAGACCAAGATTAGCAGCAGTTGCCATAGCAGGAGTTTTTGGGTTGTTTTTAGAAAGCTTTACAGCGTCAAGTAACTCTTGATTACCGGTCATTGCTCCTACGTTTGCTCGAGCAGAGGACGTGGCGTCATACCAGGAAAGTTTTGAATATTTCTTTTCTAAGACTTCTTTTGTCATTAGCTCAGGCGCATCTTTATCGTTAGAATGAACGCGACCTTGAGGAGCTAATTGAGAATTAGGAAAAGTCTTTTGACGGAGAGCTAACCCTTTTTCAGCTAAACTACCTTTAACCGGGTCAAACTTAACTGGTCGAGTTATAGATAAAGATTGGTTTAATCTAAAACCTTCTTGATCAGCGGCGGTTAGCTTTGCCTTGCCAGCAGCAGTCACAGAGATGCTATGCACATCACGCGTAGCAACTTCCTTAGCGCCACTAATGGTATTACCACGGGCAGCCTTACCGGTCATGGGATTGATGATCGTTTTACCGGTGTTTACGTCTTTGTAAGTCCAGTGACCGCCTTCCATAGCAATTCGCTGAGTCTTAGTCTTGATCGAAATTTCACCATTCTTTTGGAGTTGACGTATAGCCCCTGTAACATCGTTAGAGAGAGTCTTCCCCTGCAAGGTTCCGGTGATTTGCGAAATAGCTGCGGTAATATCGGATGCTGTAACAGATCCACCTTTAGAGCCGCCTCTTGCCGCCAAAGTAATGATGGCTTGCTTGACAAGCGTCCCTTTTTGAACGCCAGAAAGTGTGTTAAACTCTTTCCTCCCGCCTGCGGCGGTGATTTTGGAATCAAATTGACCAAAACCGGTAACACTCCAACCTTGTTTAGTATCGAACTGGCCACCGTCAGCACCACGCGGTTTATGTCTAACGTTAATCTTTTCAACTAACATTTCCACGGGTGAAACGGTGAAATAAGCTCTCCAATCCATAGTATCTCCTTAGATAATCATTGAATCAATATCTGTTTGCGCTAAATTTGCATCACTCAATAAGTAGACACTCATTGCTAAAGCAACCAGCGGGTCGATACGTTGAGAACTTTTACTTTTATCAAGTTTTCTATTACCAGCAGGATCTGTAATCACAATCGCATTGGCTGCGGCCATATTCAATAATGGATGATTAGCATGTCTTAACAGTTTTTGTAATAACAACGACTCTAAGCCGTCTAACCGTAAAGAGAAATCCTTAAATGTCTGGCCTACGGGAATCCATTCCGCCTCTTGAGCAAATCCTGCTTTCTCAGAAGCGATCTTAAAGTCCTCAATGCGCCAACGGTCGAAGCTCAACGATGCAATGTCCCACCCGTCCGTGCGTGAAATCAGCTCATCGACGATCATCTCATAATTCAGATGGGCGCCAGGCAACGCATAGAGAAAGCCATCCCGCACCCACTGATCGTAAGGCACTCGGTCAGTTTGACTGCGATCGCTTAGTGTATCTAGTGGAGTAAACACAAATGGGATGCTATGCACCTCACCTGTTTCAGGATCTCGCACCGAGGCTATCGCTGCGGTCAAGTCGTTTCTTGCAGATAAGTCTAAGCCCAAATGGACTGGGTTATTCTTGAAGAGTTCTATGTCTGTCGATTTACCACAATCTTTCCAGGTGGAAGGAGCGATAAACAGTGTTAACAATGATACTCTTTGGTTGAGCAGTAGATTTCGTGCAGCAGCTTCAGCGGCCGGAATCCTGGAGGCTTTTTCTAACTGCTGTTTCAAATCGTCTTTTGATCTGAACAAACCTAGCGCAGGATTGGCATATGCCCACTGTTGCTCGTCAAGTAGATTACAATCTTTCTCGGCTTCGTAAACGTGGCACACAATTGAAGGATCTGTTGAACGCTCAGCGTCGTCAATCCAAATCGATAACATATCACCATCGGACGCGGCTTGTGTAGAGATCACAAATAACATTGGATCTTTATGCGCACCTTGTGAGGTTGTGATAGCTTCAATGAAGGCATCACGTGGTCCGACAACCTGTCCGGTTTCGTCAAGCACGGCGATATAGGGCGAAAGGCCTTGTGCGGTAGGTCCGTCTTTGGCTAATGCTCTATACTCTGTGTTTGTTGCAATACCTTTTAGGCGTTTGCCGGAAGGAATGATTTGCGTCCGCTTTGACATGTTTGGGTTAAGGTTAACCATCTTCTGCATTGCGGTAAATAGAATACCTGCTTGATCTCGTGATTGAGCTCCAGAGATAATCTGCGCATTCTTTGGGGCCAATGGGCCGATAATGGCAGCTAAGACGAGAGGTGCGACAATCGTTGTTTTGCCGTTTTTACGTGCAATTGATAGGATCGCGGTTCTTGTTAAACGCTCGCCTTCGTCGTCTTTGTTGTCATAGATAGCACGAATATACGCGCGTTGGAATGGGAGTAATTTGATCGGTTGACCGACTAAAGCACCTTCAGGCACTTTACACTCTTTTTCGATAAATAGGATTACTTTCTCACCGTCTGTGAGGTCGTCCCACTTCATTTTTGAGAAATCTCTCTCCCGGGGGATCGGGCCAGACTTAATGGCCTTTAGCACTTCGGGAGGATAGTCAAACCATTCTGATGTCACCACTCAGTTCCTTCTGGATAACCGTTGTAATTTATGATAGGACGCTCTTTGTAATCGGCTTTACGTCCGAATGAGGTCGCTTGGTGCGCGTGGCACGTGGGGCATAGGGTTCTCAAGTTCGACACTTTTAGTGCGAGTTGAGGATAGTCCTTGCGGCTGTAAATATGGTCAACTTGCATCCTATCGGCTTTTACGCCACATTGAACACAAGTATGTTGATCGCGGTGCAGGACTTGCCTGCGCACGCGGCGCCACTCTTCCGAGTTGTAGAACGGATGTGGAGCTTTGTTGGGCTTTTTAGGCAGCATATAGATCCGTGACGTCGTGGAGAATATCGGCAATCTCTTGCGCGGCGACAGAACCTGCAGCGTGCTGCGAAGCTTGCCCGTGCAAAGATGATGGTGTTAGTTGGAGAGTGACTTGCAGAGCGCGAATCACTGGAATCTTGGAATTGGCAAGTTTGTTGAATTTCATAGCATCGTTGACGTTCTGTGCATGAGCGGCGTCAATCTCTTTACGATGATAGAATGAACATAGGTACATCGCTTCACATAAATTGCGCAATTGCTGTATGAATATTGGGTTCCACCAAGTGGCCGGGCGCAACGGAATTGCAATTTCCATCAATCCTCGTGCAGCGGGAGGTAATCCTAGCACCGCTTTGTCGACGTGAGGTTGTAGCGCGAGAGCGGCTTGGTAAGCGTCTGTCATGCCGTCTTGTGTGTTGCGCTTGGCATCACCTTTCATTAGAACTCCTTTAGCGCCCGCGTAGGGATACAGGCATGTATATAATTGTTGCTGTCCTCGAGATATGTCCGGGATTGACCCTGGGGACACAGCACATATGAAAAACACCCACACACGGGTAACAAGCCAGTGCACCTATTTTAACAATAGCCCGCATATGTTTGCCGGCTGCACGGTTAGTGCATTGACATTAATATGTGGATATATGTTTAAATAGATAACACTGGTCGTGTAGTGCGTGCGAGCGCGCGCGTATGAGTGCGTATGTGAGGCTATGAGTGAGCAGCTCTGTATTCGTGTACGAGTTGAGCGTGCCTGCTGTAGACGTGTAGTGATGCAGCATTCCACACAATAGGACCTATTTGCAGATCAGGATAATTAAACAATAAATCCCTGTAGGCCTTATCATATACATGCTTATGCCACGCGTAATCGCCTTTATAACCGTATACAGCGTCGTTAGACCTCATATAAACAAGGTAGTATAAAGTATTATTACGTATAAGCAGCTGCACCGTGTTAGTGCACATAAAGTCTTTCATACCGTTAAGCTTACTGTCAACGTGCATGCTAGGCCTGTTGTATATCATTACAGCCTGTCTACTACTCTTATCTGATAATACAGCGCTTATAGCCTTATCGTATTGATAGCCGTTATCAGCTGAGTATATACACCAACCGTAGTTGCTATTGATATAACCGTCTGTAGAGGCTACACTCTGCCAAATAGCAGGTATAGGAGCAGGTATATCATTAACAGATAGGCTCTTACTCAGATACCACTGCAGCTCACGCTTATTCCAATCATGATTGACAGTTCCAAATATGGAATCTTCATCTGCTATAAAGGTAGCGTTAGCTATCTCTAATAGGCCGTTCTCGTCAGGTTCAATCTTGGTAAAAGCTTTTCTAATATCACTTACTCTAAGCTTAGTTCCTAATATCATGTTATAGTCTTTATGTTTATTATTACTTATTAAATTCAGCACCATCCTTAAAGCGGTCATCGCCTGCAGGATTAACATATGTGTGTTCTAATAACATCAATACACAACATGCTGCATGGGCTAAATGGCTCTTGCCGGTCTCTGGGTCGTTATCCTCACCTGAGTGAAATGCCATTAGGTGTCTGAGAATCGCCGAGTAACTTCTTGACCAGGCAATCATTTCACCTTCACGCCAACTTTGTGCACCATACTTATCAGCGCCAAATGCTAATACCTCAGCGACGTCTTTAAGTGGCTTTACAGGGATTAAGTGCATCGGTGCTTTGCCGCCATCGAACTTTGGAGCTTTTCCTGGCTCAAAGACAACTTTATCGTTTGTGGCTACTTTGCATTCTCTATCTACTGCATCTATTTCTTTCATGATATCTTCCGTTTCATAATTTATGCAAGGGCGATCTTCAGCGAGCAAGGCCGCTAGGCGTCTCTCTCGGGCTGTTTGCATCTCCCAGCGTTTTCCAGCTTCTTCCATTCTGGCTCTGTCTGCGTCCATCTGAGCACGCTCAATATATTCACCTAGCGTAAGCTCTGTGGTATAATATTTTCTATCGTCCTCGTCATGGAACTTTGCGTTAGGATCGCTAGCCAACATTAGATTTCTCCAGGTTGTGTTTTACGAGTATTTGTGTTAGTTTGTCCTCAGGACCAGTCCAGCCAGCAGGTTTAACTAGGTCGACACCTTTATATTCGGCACGATCTTTATCTGCTTTGTGAGGATTGTTTCCGGGCACCTTCTGTAGATTACATTCCATAACCGCATTAAATCCTTCCTGTAAGGGAAAGCCATGGCGGTAGAGCGAGCCTACAGTAAATACTAACAAATCGATTAATGCGTCATACTGGTCGGTAAGAGTGTCGGCTTCGTTATATTCCTCAATCTCTTCTCTCAAGCAGGATATACGATACATTTTCTCGTCTTGCTTTAAATGCCTTGGTGGGCCATTATATGCTAAGCCATATTTAGTGTAGGCTTCGTTAATCTTTGTGATTAGTGGGTCGTTCATATATTATATTCTTTAAGTTTATACAGCGTTAAGGATATGTTAAACATCGTAGGACAGACTTTACTAAGGTGTAGTTAAGTCCTATAGGATTTGTTATAAGATATAACCTAACATATATCGCTAAGTATTTATGCTAAGCGACTCTTAAGGTATCTATAGCTACTCTATAAGAGAACCTATGTTTAGCATATCTTAAGGTATCTATAACATATGCTATAGTATAGGGTATATATATTATCACCAGCACCCCTCTGTCTTAGTATACCTAAGGCGGATATGTCCCTGGTGCAGCCTATGGTTAGTGGGTGGGTAAAAGATGTAGTGGTCATTGTATCAACTTGCTTACTCATAATCTTCGTCAAGTCCTTGCCTCCAAGCCATGGTTTCAGCTGGAGAATGCTCTATGATCTCTACCCATCGTAGAACCATGTCTTAGTATACCTAAGGCGGATATGCCTTGGATGGTCTCTTAGTATACCTAAGGGAGGGTGCTCTAAGTTATTGATTCTAAAGGCTATTTTAGTGCCCTAAGTTATTGATTTTGCACAACTTTCCATGGAGCTACTAACGCCTAAGTTATTGATTCTATTGACTATTTTACCCACGGGCAGCCTCTCTAAGTTATTGATTCTAAACGACTTTTACCGAAAAGCTAAGTTATTGATTCTAAAGGCTTTTTTGACAGATTTTGGTCATTTTGGGCAGCCTCACCCTAAGTTATTGATTTTAAACGACTTTTTTGTGCCTGAGGTCCATAACCAAGGAAAGAGTGAGAGTATTGACTGAATGATCCTTATTTATTATTAGATTAACTGAATATCCTACGGATAACTGGAATAATATTATAAAGATTTACTGGTTGTATTATTAGCATTATAAATGACTGAATATCCCAACGGATAACTGGAATAATATATTAACAATACTCTTAATCATTATCTTTGTATTAACTTCATATTAACTTAAAGGAAATTATATATTATGAAAAATCAATTAAATGTAACATTATCTAATGGTAAATTGGTATTAACTGAAACTAAAGTTGTTATTACAGAAAATGTATTAACTGAGACTATGGATCCAGTTGAATTATCGAATATTATTCAAGCAAATGGATATAAATCTGCAAAATTCACAGATGAAGCGAAAGCCGAATTCCGTAGAATTGAGAAAGAAATCAAAGCTGCGAATAAAGCGAAAAAAGACGTAAAGCGTCAAGAACGTGAAGCTAAGAAAGCAGAACGTACTAAATTGCAAGAAAGCAAAATTGCCGAAAGAATGGCAAAATTGCAAGCGCAATTAGATAAATTAAAAACTAACTAAAAAAGGAAATAACATGTTTTATTATTTAATCTCAAATGGTGTAGAAACGAAAGTTTCGAAATCTAAAAAGATACACGATAAATCTTACTTTACAAGCAACAACCATCCAAGCAAATTATCGCTTTGGGTTGATGCAAACTATAGTAAAATTACGACAATGGTTGTAAGTAAACAAACTTATGATACATTTAAATCAGCATAACTGATGAGGCTTTATTAGCCGAAACTACCGAAAGGTAGTATTATGCATAATATGGTGAAAGCCATAGAAGCACCGTCGAGCCAGAGTTGAACAGAACGACGTAAAAGTAATCGAACTCAACCGTTTCGAGGATAACGTAAAAATCCTCACTAAATTATTTTATTATTGAAAGGAAAATTATTATGAATAAAATTATATATAACGGTTTTAACCGTGGAGGTATGGTTAGCGCCATACATATGGAGTGTGATACTTCAAGCTTTACTTATAAGCTCAACGATGATGAACTCATCAAAGCGTTTAAAGAAATCTTCGCTGGAAATGCAAATTTCCTAGCTGTGGAGGACTTATAATGTTTGAAATGAAATACTTAATCATTGTGATTGGATTAGTTTACTTTGGTATTGGATTAGACCAATATTTCAAAGGATCTTTACCAAACCTTATTGTTTACACTGGCTACGCCTTTAGTAACATTGGTTTATATTTATTAGCTAAATAAAGGAATTAAAAATGGAATTAGCATTTTCTATCGTGTTTATCGTTGTTGTGATTGCCGCTGTATTGGGTTATATCGCAAACATCGTTAAACTTTTTTCACAGCTACAAGTGGACGGTAAAACAATTGCAAGAGCTTGTGGAGTATTTATATTCCCACTAGGAGCAATCTTAGGATGGTTCTAACAATCTAACTGACGAGTCGGTAACGACGAAACCACGAAAGTGGTCTTAGATTATTCACAAAAGGAGATCTTATGAAAAATGACGTAATTGACGTCGAAGTAAAAGATGTAAAAATTGAGCAATTTCTAACTGAAAAGAAGGAATTGGTTCTTAATGCAGCTCAACGCACCGTTGAAGCGTATCTTGAAGTTGGTAAGCATCTCAAAGAAGTAAATGAGAAATTAGCAACTCGCAATGGCGTAAATAGTCGTTGGGGTAGTTGGTTAGAAGAAGTAGGATTTGAGAAACAAAACGCAATTAACTGCATTCTAGTCTATGAGCGCTTTGGGAGGAAAATTGATTTTCTTCCAAGCCAATCGATTACTATTCTTCAACAGTTATCAAAACCATCTAACGATCCTGAAAAGGTTGCTTTAGTTGAGCAAAAACTAGCTAAAGGTGAAAAGATGACCGTTGCTCAAGTTAAGGAAGTTCTTAAAAAGCTACCTGAAACTGAGCGAGAAATTGTCGCTAAAGCGGGTTATGAGCTCGCTGAAGAAGAACGAACTGGTATGACTAGCCAAGAATTAGATGCTTTCTACGAAAAGCAAGCAATTGAATATCAAGAAATTGAAAATGATATTTCAGATTTAAAGCCTATCGTTAAAAAGCAATATTCTGAAATGGTAATTGAAAGCCATCGCGAAGCATTTCTAGACGATATTGAATTATATTCATGGATCTTAGAAATGAAAACATTTGCTGAAAACAATGGATATGTGTGTAAAGCTCTTGAAAGAGAAAATAACACTGTATTTAATAACACAAAAGAGATTAAAGAGCATATTAAGCACGCTAAATCTCAATTAAAAGAAGTATTTAAATAATATAAAGAAGGAATAAATCTTATGAAAAGCTTTAAAGTAACAGCAGCACAGATAAATAAAATTGCAAAAACAATGACCAAAGGTTTAAAAGCCAGTGGTCCAGTTTTATCTACAGCTATTAAAGATGTAGCAACAACGCTGAGCGCTGAGCGCGCCCAAGAAATTGCTTCATGGAAAGTATTAAAAGAAGCGATTAATGAAGTTAATGCTGCTAATAAAAAGGCATTTATTAGTGGTGATGCCCGGGCATTAGCTAAAATGTGGGATATATTTCCAGTAGGTATGGAAGGACATTCACGTATTAGAGAATTAATGACACACAAAGACGCTAGAGCTAAAAACTCAGGAGTGATATGGTCTCAATATGTTGGCGACCATAAAGCAAACTTAAAGCGTGCAAAAGCATCTATTAACTATTCAACAGCATTGATCAATGCTTACATATAACTGATGAGTCGGGAACGACGAAACTGGAGAAATCCAGTCTTATATTAAAAGGAAATATTATGAAAAAAGAATTTAAACCATACGATTTTATCGTAGAAATAGACGGAAAGTGGTATACGTCTGTCGAGTTTCGCGTTATTGTGGATTATGAAAATATCCTAAGTGGTCGCGAGCTTGAAGAGTCTGTTATGCTTGACACATTGGTGTATGACCGTTGGAATATGGTTATGCCTATTACTAAGCGTGCTCGTCTCCTAATGGATGATGGCACTGGTGTAATCAAAGAGTGTGGTCGCTTTAAGTATAAAGTAAACTTTAACTCACGTCAAGAGTTGGACGACGATTATGTCGTTGATCCACGCAATAGTAAAGGAAAATACTAATGGATTATAAAGAACCGACTGTTGGAGAGATCATTGGATGGGTAATCATCTTAATGGTCTTTTTTGCTTTTTTGTTTTTTGGTTTACACTTAGAAAGTAGAGGAATATAATGACTGTAAAAGACACTATGATTTCGTTGGCGCTCACTCAGCTCCATACCGATCTTTACCGTATTTATGAGATATGGCTAGAAGTTGGCAATGGCGATATGAGCGTATTAGAGCAACGTATGGATAAAACTCGTGATGAGTTTATGGCTCGCACAAGTGGCCATTTAACGGAGCAAGAGCAAACCCGCTTTTTCGTTAAAGCGTATGAAGATACGTTGATTGCTGTATTAAGTTAAACTGATGAGTCCTCAATGGACGAAACCTCGTGAGAGGTCTTTAACACTTATTATAAAAGGAATATTATGCCAAATAGTAACATACCGAACATGTCTTATTGCATGTTTGAAAATACTGAAAGCGCACTTGAACAGTGTGTGGACGCTATGAGCGAAGCGTATGATGTAGAATCGCTTGATATGAATGAGCATGAGCGCAGCGCATTTTTGCGTATGAGAAATCTATGTAAAGACTTCTTAGCATTTCATGACGAAATTTTAAATAACACAAAGGAATCATTATGAAAATGAAATATAAAGCAGCCTTTACGGCTTTGAAGAAAATCGGTTGTCCAGTGTATGAGCACTGCGACGATAACGGCAACTTTAGCATTTCTGCTGAAGAGGCTACGTCTTACTTATGGTGTGATTATTATGATGGATACCGAATTCCCGATTGGGAGTTTGGCGTAAGTCCTAAAATCACAGAGCTATTGCGCTCTAAAGGATTATTTGCTGAATGGCAAAATCCTGGTCGCTTAGTCGTATTTGAGATTTAAGGAATACTATGACAGACGAATTTTCTAATAAAGCTGAAAACAGTATAGCGAAAGAGCTTGGCATTGCCCAACGCTTTATCGTCTTAAACCAAATACGAACTCCTGATGGCACGATCTTACGATCGCTAAGCCGTCACCATTACCAAACCTATATCGATAAGAACGGTAAAGAGTATATGGTTGATGGAGGTAATGATTACCTTCGTCGTAATCGCCATGACGATGCGCCATACGATGAGTTGTCGATTTATTCTGATGACTCTTTCGACGTAATCAGGAGAAGTTTGCATTGGGGCACTTACGGTCCCAAAGGTGATCAGCCAAAGCGCTATGTCCCACTAGCTGAACTGTCAGACAACCATATAATGGCGATACTCGACACTCAAGCTCAAGTGCAAGGACAATTGCGCGAATGGTTTAAAGAAGAATTAAGATGCCGTGAATACGGTAAATATGAATATATAAAGGATACATTATGAATGTAAATGATTTTGAAGTATTAAATCGCCGCTACGCTATCGACATTAATCGATTCCGTGATGGACAAGGTTTAACCGTTAATTTATTTAACGCACTGTTTGACTATTATTGTCAATCAAACGAAATGCCTTATGGAGTCGCCAAGGCGAGAACCGGGGATCCGTATGAATGGATCGATTCTCAATTTAGCGATTTCTTAAAAGATTTCGATAATTCACCGTAACTGATGAGCCGTGCATTCGGCGAAACTATTGTTGTGCAAAATTAAACACTTGCGCTGCAGTAGTCTTACGGCCACCGTTGGAGCCATCGCTATGGCGGTAAACAACGTCCTTGTATTAGTTGACTCCCTTTGTTGACGAAATGCGAGCGCTTTCGCAGGTTGAGCGTTATCAAT